CTGTGCTAATGCAGCCGCTTGAGACTCTGTTCTATCCTGTTTCTGTAGCTCAATGTCAAACTCCTCTGCATATTGCTGTTGAGTAATCACCCCATCTCTAAGCATGACACTGTAAGTATCCACTTTTGTTTTCTCTGCAGATGCTTTCTGATTCTCATCATCCTGCAATATTGGTAAGTGATCAAAGTTAGCCTGTAGATAATACTGACCTTGCAACCCCCATTGAGATATCATTGAGTCATAGATTTGCTGTGTCTCAGGAATGATTGTATCAGTGTAACACATCCGAATTGAGTCTCTCACATTGCTGAATGTCGCACCCTTCTCACTTGAAAATAGGTTGTAATTCAATCCAAATGCATCAATGATTGCCAACTTATCCTCTGTAAGCTCCTCAAATAACATGAGATCCCTTGTTGGATAACTCATTGGCTGCCAATTTACATTGGATTCAGTGATAATTAACTCATCTTTTTGCCTACGATACCAATCTTTTTGTATTTTTTGACGTTCCTCTGGTGTCATTGGGATAGCTCCTCCCATGTCATTACTCTGAGCAGATAGGATACCAATGGCTCCCAAGTTCTCAAGTAATACATTACGCTTGTTATAGCTTGCCATAATGTTAGATAGAGGTAATCTCAGTGAGTCTATCCTTGAGATAGGTCTAACTATGTTCATACCATCCGCTGTGGTGAGATAAACTGAGTCCTGCAGTTCAATTGTCTCCTTAGATCCATCATCATACGTGAATACAAACGAAGTAATGAGGTCATTAGCCTCCATTTGTTTCAACTTTTTACCACTTAGATTGATTCTTATCTTGTTATTTGGTAGTGTTATGATTAGATTCCTAACACCAAATGATCTCAATGGGCAGTAAGCAACCACATTAGAGTATAATGCATCCTGTACAGCCATTGAATAGACTACATCTGACCATGATTGCACTCCATTAGGCTTGTTGATTAGGTCATTTATCCAATGATCAGTGACAATATTACCATTCTTATCAAATAAAGTAGGGATGTTTGTACTCATCATTGTGGCTCGCTTGTTTACAACACTTCTTAACTCAGGAATATCAATGAACAGCCTCCATGCATCACCTGTATCTAACCAAACAGCCTCTTTTTTTCCCCATATCTGTATTGCAGGTGGGAAGATTTGCCTTGTTAAGTTACGATACCTATCTGTATTGGCATAATTATCAACAAATGCACTAATGAAATCAAATGCCATTTAATAATGTTTTGGCAAATATAGTAAATAATTACATACCAAAAAGGGGGTCTAATTAAGCCAGCTGTCTGAACATGGATTGTGCAAAAATAGCTAACCCGGCTAAGCAATCGGGTGCATCATCATTCTTATTCTTACCTTCCTTACTGAAATGCAGTACATTCTGTATGAATAACTCACTCTCTGGTGTACCATTGTTAACAAATGTAATCCTTTGCTGTATCCAAACAGACTGCATTATGATCCTGGTTATCTTATTCACTGAGTTGTGAACAGGTAATATCTTTGTGGTAGTTTGTTTCTGCAATCCTCTTGCAAACATGGCACCCATGCTGTTTGATTCCACCCTGCAATAGGTCACGTTCCATTGATTGAGCTTAGCTGCAATGAGTGGCATGGTCACATCTGTATTGGACTTGTTGAACACATAGTCAACCAGATAGAACTCATTACCTGCCACTGCTAATATGGCAAAGGCTGTGAAATCTGCACCTTGATCAGCCACATCACAGTAAGCAATGCAACCCTGTATTGTAGTTTTAATTGAACTAAATTCAGTTAACTGCATGGTCTTAAGGTCATTGAATAACCTACCTTGTATATCCACAGGACTCTGCATGTATTCAGCCTCCCAAATGGATGGCTCAGTACGTTTCTTTTTAGTCAAGTACTCCTCTGTTGTCATGACTGATTCACAGAATGATTTGCCATCTATCAATGCAGGAATGACAATGGATCTATCATAGATTCCGTCATTCATTTGCCTGCCTATCACATCATTGAGTGACCAACGGGTGCCAATGTCAATCCTCTTGCATCCAGATTCAAACCTTGAGTCATGTGTTGCCTCCTTCCATTGAATGATTCTCTCATTCTGAGTATCTGATAAGGCTTGTTCTAATCCTGTGTAAAGGTCATCTGTTACAGCAATATTGTCAGCTCCAAATCCAATGATTGTACCCCCAACACCTGCTCCAAAGTAACTTACCTGCTTAGCGTGATTGGTGTTCCAACCTTGAAGATTTGCCTTGTCATCACTTAGCTGAACAGATGGGAACACCTGTTTGAACTTATCACTCTTGACAATGTTTCTAACATCATAGCTGAACTTGAGGTATAATGTGGCAGTACATGCGTTCCTCATCACTGATCTTGCAGGATTCCTGCCAATGGTCCAGGCACAAAACAGTGAACTGATATAGGACTTACCAGCCCTTGGTGGCATTGATACACTGAGTGATCTAATACTACCCTCCTCTAAATCTTGAAATGATTGTACGACACTGTGGAGAAATACTCTACTTTCAAAGAATGCCGGGTCATAGTACTGACAAAACTCCCAAAATTCCCTACGGCAAAGCTCGAGACGTAATAAGTTCCTAATTGCTTTTTGTGTGTCATTCACCTTTGAGTAGTAATTTTATCTCATCTGTTGATAACCCTGTGAGGTCCACATTGGTTTGTGTCTGCTCTACCTGTTGAACGGGAGCACCATAGCCACTATCCATTAGTGCTTTGTATGCATTGGTATCACCTTTTCTGGCTTTTTTAATCAAGGCTAATGTCATTAAGTCCTCTTGACTCATTGTTTCAGTATCACCTGTCAATGGGTTCTTTAAATTCTGTTCTATTGACAACCAATACTTTGCTATTGTGCTTCTGTTTTTAGATCCTTTTGGTCTGCCATTGGGGTTTAACGTAGTGCCCTTTTGCATCTTATGTGGTTCTATGTTTTCAGGGTTTGGCATATCGCTGTAGTTTCGCTGTACTTAAAATATATTTGTTATCAACTCATATAATCCAAAGATAGCCAATGCACCAATCACTCTGAATAGGCTCTGAGTTGCTTTCTTAGGGTCATATATCCACTTCTGAATAGTCTCTGAACTCTTCCATGGCATGAAGTATAGAACGAACTTATCTGCGAAATATAACAGAGTGAACACAGGAAGTATTGTAAGCCCTAATGCTACTTTTAATTTATGTCTCATGCCTCAAAGTTAGTGAAATTTTTAACAGGTTGCCACAGCCTAAACTCTTGTTCAATGCCATCATCCCATAGAACATTGATAGCAGTGTCTGAATGATCCACAATTGCACCCAATGGCTCATCATTGATGTAAGCTGTTTTGGTCTCAAAGTTGAATGAGTATATATTTTTAGTCTTTTTCGATTTCATATTTTTAAATATTTATTGCCTTAGTGTAATTTAGTGCATCTGTTGGATTGCTAATGTAATCATATCCGATGTCAGAGATTAGATTGATTAGTTGAATTACTGTGTCTTTATCAAGATTCATATCAGTAATTTTGTTAGATGTATGTATCATTAATTATCTTATTTCTTACTAAAAAATTATGTCTCATTGAGTTACTGATTGACCTTTTGAACTTCCTGTATTCATATACCTTGCCATGTGGAGTGTGGTGTGTTACTTTGAACAGGTTGATGTTATCACAAAACCATCTGATCTCATATCGTGTGAGCTCCTGGCATCTAATGTATCTATCTTTGAACAGTATTGAGTACAGTCGCCCATGTGTTTCATTAGTTACTGTAATGGCAAAAGGTTTCTGTTTTCTATGCAGGTCAATGATTAACACTTGGTTAAGTTAGTAAAAGTTATTAACATAATGAAGGGAGCTGTTGTGCTCCCCTTTGTAGTCAGGACAGGACTCGAACCTGTTTATAGCACGCTCCGCATATAGGCACCATTCCGCCACCTGACTATAAACCCCCTCACTTGTATTAAAAATTCCTAGGTTTTTGATTTGATGAGGGGGTTTGGCTTACCAGAGCCTTACTTGTTAATCTTATCAAGTATTGATTGAGGGGTGTGATACTGCCCATCAATGTAGATCATTATTTTTACTAAGTAGTTCATTTCTTTTTGTTTATCATTTCAAATGCTTCATTCCAAAACAATGACTCTGGATTGTTGTTAACTGCTACTGTTATTAACATACGTAGTGTATGCAGTTTATCACCTTGAGCATTACGTATCTCAGTTTGTAATGGTGATCCTTTGAATGGTGTCTCTTGTATCATTTCATCAAGTATTTAAACACCTTATCATAGAACTTACCTGTAACCTCCTTACCATACATGAACCTGTACATCTGAAACTTATCCACACCAACATCCTCTGCCAAATGTACTATCTTGTATCTTTTGGATAGCTTATCTTTAAGCTCACCTCTCAATGACTCAGTGAACGTCTCATCATCTTTGATGTAAACTATCTTAGAACGGGAGGTCATCATCTAACTCTATTGGTTGTGTACTTGCCTGTGATGGCTTAGATCCTGTGACCTCAATTTTCCATGCATCAAGAGTATTGTAATACCTCCCATTGAACTCCCTGCCTCTAACATTGTATGACACTTCCACTTGCTGACCTACACCCAATGACTCTAAGACATCCATCTTATCATTGATTGTTTGGAACAGTATGTCCTGTGGATACTTAGCATCCAGTGTTGTAACTACGAACTCTCTCACTGAGAATTTATCACTGATTACCTTGATTGGATTTATGAGCTTGATAGCTCCTTTGATTGTTGATTCTGACATTGTTTATATTTTGTTTTGATTGTTAATAACTTTTTTGAGTTTCTATAAATGTTTTAGTAGTCAATGCCTCTGCATACAGATGAGCCTGTGCAGATATTATTGCATGATTACTCTCACTCACATTTGTTGCCGGGTTAGATAACAAGGCATTCATTGCCATCAACATGGCTTGTTTTTAGAATTCTTCTCTGTCCATTTTATTTATTAATTAAAAAATTGTTTAAAATCTGTGTTTCCGTACTCACCATTTGTAAGTTTTATTATTTCTTGAATACTAAATTTCTTCTTATTTATAGCTTTACGTTGTAAAAATTCTTTAACTCCAAATTGACACGCCCCAGTTATTACCCTGTAACACTTAACAGCTTCATCAAATTTTAGTATGCTTTCATATGTTAACTCTTTGTAATCGTCTTTTGATCGGTTTGATATTTTGTAAATTAAATCCTCTTTAGCTTCTTTAATTGTATCTCCATGAGAATAGTTTCCATTTCCATCTGTTACAACATAAAATTCTTTATTTGATGCGTATTTTTTTACCTTCCAAAATAACATGCGTTTTGAAATTACTTCGCAAAATATACCGTCAATTTTTATGTATTTGCCATTTTGCCAAGAAAGTAAACCTTTATAATTAGTATTAGTAAATTCAGGTAGGCTTGTTAGATTGTTGTTGTCTAAGTACAAGCTACCACCCACAGTAGGGTTGAAGCCATCAGGTAGGCTTGTTAGGTTGTTGTAGGATAAGTACAAGATACCACCCACAGTAGGGTTGAAGCCATCAGGTAGGCTTGTTAGGTTGTTGTTGGATAAGGACAAGTCACCACCCACAGTAGGGTTGAAGCCATCAGGTAGGCTTGTTAGGTTGTTGTTGTATAAGGACAAGCTACCACCCACAGTAGGGTTGAAGCCATCAGGTAGGCTTGTTAG